CGCCCGCTTCGGTAGACCCATTACCTAATTCTGACACAATACGGGCTGGAACTACAAATTCACCGTCGGCAAGACGTGCAGGCTGACGATGTTTACCAATAGATGCAGGGATAGAGTCAGACACACCATCACCGGGACCTCTGAGTAAACGACCACCATCAGAATAGCCACCCAAATGTGACCCTACACTACCACCTTGAGCAAAGGTGCCACCAAACGATGGTGTGCTTTGAATACTATGAAATGACGCTGCAATATTATTTTCGGACGGCCTTCCAGTAAAAGGGTTGTATCCACCCATACCGCCGGGAGACATGTACCCATTTTGAGCTGTACCACCCATACCCGACAACATATTGCTACGACCCCTAATTACGTCTTGATAATTTTGCACGGCTGGCACTTCCATAAATGGATTTGGCGCATGGGAATACATATCCATATCATCCATTTGTTGCATCTGACCCATAAAACCTTGAGGGGCAAATCCACTGTTACCAAATAATCCAGCTAATCCTTGCGGCATTCCTCCAAAACCATTTTGAGGTCGTCCACCACCACCAAACATTGCAGCAAGACCACCACCAAACCCGCCATTTGCGTTGGGGTTTACATTAGGTGTAGAAGTCATGCCGTTGCCACCGCCGACAGGGGTATAACCACCAGCGCCACCACCGCCGCCACCAATATTAATTGGCACGTGCAAGTCTAAGCTACCGCTTCCGGAAACACCGCCGTCGGCGTAGCCGGGAACCATGCCACCGGTAGCCATACCTTGGTAGTCGTAAGAATCTTCATCAATATTATCTTCATCACCTATAAACCCGTCGTAACCGCCGCCATCGTCTATAGCACCAAAGTCACTAGGGTTAGCTGGAACATAGGCTGAGCCATAATCGTAGGGCTCAGATGCAGGTGCAGGTGCAGGTGGCTCAATGTAATCATAGACAGGCGCAGGTGAGGGTGCAGGCTCAGGTTGTACTAGCATAGGCTCTGGCCTATTGTCAGTTAAATACCCCAACTCATCGTCATCTGCAGGTGCAGGTACTGGGCCAATGTCGTAAGGCTCAAATGGTGTAGATGCAGGTGTAGACTCACCAAAGTCACTGGGGTTAGCTGGGACAAAATCTGAGTTACGGACACCTTCGCTTATTGACGCATCGTCGATGTCTCTAGACGTATTAAATTCTGAGTTATAAAAGCCAGAATTATCAGGCTCAAATGGTGGTGGCTCAGGCTCAAACATAGGCTCTGGCCTATTGCCAGTTAAATACCCTAATTCATCGTCTGTACCTATTATTTCCCGCTCAAGTTTACTGACAGCATTTTGACCAGCTTGGTCGTACGGGTCGATTCCAACTGAAGGGGTATTACCTACACTTGCGGTACCCATGAAGGAGCTAGCACCGCCACCGCCACCGCCACTATCGCCGCCTGTAGCTGGTGTAGTTGTTGCAGGTGGTATATAAAACGTAGATTGCTCAATTGGTAAGGGCGCAACATCTGGGCGTGTTGTATCAGTAAGACCCATCAAGTAGTTGTAAGCGGCTTCTGAACTGCCATAACGGTTATCGGCGGCACCACCTTCTGCAAACTTTCTGTGCAGGTGCATCAAACCACCATCAGCGTAACCGGGGTAACCTAAAGACTTGAGACTGACGGGGTTTAACGCTTTTGCGCGTTGCGTCATAGGGTCGTAGTCAAAGTTTTGAATATATGCGGGGCCATTCATTTTGGTGACGGTTTCCACACCCTGATCGGCCATCATTGGAGATGTTGCAGCTAGAAGTGAGCCAGCGTTTTGTTTAGCAAACTGTCCAAAGGCAGAGGGGCTATCTGTAACGGCTTTAAATCCAGCCCCAAGCTTGTCTGCATTTGATAAGCTAAAGTTAGAGGGGTTAATTTGCTCAATAGGCGGAACAGCTGATCCGGCCACGTTTTCAACACCAATAGGTGCGCCAGAGCCAATAAGTTGAGAAGCACCGGCATTAGCCATAGAACTAGCCAACCCTGCACCGCCATACGCACCCAGACCAGCTTGTAAACCCTTGCTCAAACTGCCAGTACGCAACGCTTCAAAACCGCCAACAGCAACACCTGTGCCTACAGCTGCACTAGTACCTAAAGCAGCGCCAACAGCCGAGCCAAGGCCGGGGGCAAACATATTAAGACCAAAGCCAATAACCGCAGGGAGTAACTTCTTTAAAAAGCCAGCTTCGGCTAAACCTGTTTCGGGGTTAATTGTCAGCGATCCGCCATGTTTCATAGCCAATGCTTGAAGACCCGCAACTTCGCCGGGAGTCATGTGGACGAGCATTGAATCGTCGCCTCTACCTCTGGAGGCCATGTGGTTGGCTATTGCGTGTAGGCTCATATTTGCCTCTTAAAATGGGGGTTAATTAAGTTTATCATGGTGGGAGCGCAGACACAAATGTCATTGTGGCTACAACAGATTGTGTTGATGGGCGCACGGGGCCTGTAGACGTTGGGTAGTGTTGAATAGTCACAGACGCATTTGTGGTTGACCAATATATCTGAACATAGTCATTAGCAGCCATACTCAAATAATAGTTCCAGCCAATAATCTCATGGGCTTCGTCGCCAGCAGACGCACTCTTATGGGCGGGGATAGAAATAAAGCCTGTCGAGCCCGGAATGGCTACATTGTTTTGCTTGAGCCAAATGCTCATGTCTTGGATTTGATTGTCGGTGTTCTGAAACTGCGTACTGAACTGCAAGTTGTATATGCCCGGCACAGTAACTTTGATCTTAGAACCGATGTCCAAACCCACGTTATTAGAAAAGTCTGTGGTGTTCAGCGTCATCAACGTCTCAGTGTTTGCTGTCGTTGTCTGATCTTGATCGCTTGAAAACGCCCCGTAAGGTACGCGCAAGCCAGAACCATCAATAACGCCAGACCCTGTTCTTAACTGCCCGAGGATGTTGTCAAGCTGATTAAAGTACAGACGCAGGATGTTGTTCAGTTCATTAAGATAGTTTGGGTCGTACTGATTTGTGGCAATCGGCAAGCGCGGTGCAACAACTCGATTAAGTTCGTACTCTGATGTAACAATCAAAGACATCAGCCACCCCTTCGGCCATCAGGCCTAATGTCTATACGAGGAGCGCCCAACTGCCACGTTACGCCAAGCGCAGTAGAGTCAATCTTAAACGCCATCTGACGGCCACGTACACGGGTGTTGATCTGCCCAGTAAACTCTTCTACCGGAATGACCGCTGTGCGTGTTACCACGCCGCTATTACTACCCGCAACCGATTGTGGATTGTTATACCCAGAGCCTGAGTTTTGCAAAGGTTGTAAGTACATCGTAGCCTGTGGGCTTGTGGCTGTAGAACCACGGAACGTAATGTCTGGCAGAACACGCCAGACAAAGCCAAAGTTGTGGCCGTCACCAATATCAAACTGTGAAGAGCTAATGTACGCCTCAATTGGCAAAGCAGTGCCAGTAGCGTTATCGTCTACGCCTTGTTCATGGTTCACCACGTTGTAGTTGTACGTAGCAGCAAGTGGGTAGTTGCGAAGCCCAGAATCAAGCCAAGCCGTACGCGCCATCGTGCCGTAGTACCAGATGTCTTCTGCGTAGTTGTACGCAACGTACTTGTCTACAGCATTCGAATTACTAGAGCAGTAGAACCACCAGACCTCATTGAAGCCTTCGTTGGTACTTGCAAACACCTGCTCGTACTGAGCCGAGTTGATGTCGCTAAAAATATACTGCCGCAGATCACAACGCAGTGTCTGCACACGGCCATCGTATTTGTAGAACTTATCTACGCCCATCCAGTACGTGACACCCGAAGCAATTGCGGCAGCGCTGGGGCCTACGATTGAGATACTGTCGGCGAGAAGCTGTGAACCCCACACAAAAGGAGGCCCAAGGTATTGAAGGGAGTACAAAGAAGAGTCTGTCCAAACCAAAATCTCTTGGCGGGACTGCAGAGCAGTCACAATCTTTGAGCCGTGCGAGAGACGAACACTACCTGCTTGGTTGGTAATTGAGGGTGTCCACTGCACCGCATCTTCTTGGTCAGACCAACGAATGAGCATTGGGTCAAGAATCGTGTCGCCAATTTCGTTTGTGCCAAAAACAATTACAAAACGGCTGGTGTCTGAGACCAGCAAGAAGTTTTGGTGTAACGGAACATCAGATGCACCAGCAAGGGAAGAAAGCAACACGCCACGGGTTGTCAGGCTGGTGTTAGCATCCCAGTAGTAAATCTCTTCACCACGAGGGCCAAAGATCAAGTTCTGGCCAAAGTTGCTTTGGTTCCAGATACGCAGTGCATCCACAGATGTAGAGCCAAGGCCCCATGTGCCTGAACCCCAAGAGCCAGCGCCCCAGCCAGTAAGCGGCACGGCATACTCAGGGCCGGGATTGACTTGGTATGCAGCCACAACAGCCGCGCCCCCGCCCGTAGCGGTAGAAGAAGCTGGAGAAGACGATGTAATGTTGTAGGTGGTTGTGGACGCGCCGATAGTAGAGAGCTGGTATTCACCATTAAGGGTCAAGCCACCCACAGCCGTTGCACCGCTGAAAGTCACAAAAGCGCCGTTGATATAGCCGCCCGTAGCATCTGTTACAACTACTGTGGTAGAGCCAGATGTCGTAGCAAATGGGTTGTTGCCAAGCGTTGCTGGGGCTTTACGCAAGGGGGTGATGTCGTTGTACGCCCCGCCATTCTCGATGTAAAACTTAAGGTGTGTGCCCACACCCAAAAGGTTCTGGCTACCAAGCGTTACCCAATTCCAAAGCGATCTGCACACACCCAAGAATGTCGTTGCAGAAATGCGTTGCCAGCCGCCAATCTTTTCTGGCGTGCCTTGCCGGAACCGAACTTTGTCGCAGTCATACCAACCACCTTCGGTGGTATATCTAGTATTCTCCCGGTTGACGCCCGGCTTAAACAGGATTTTTTGTAGTGGCATCGGCAATCCTAGGATAAAAACAGTGCTTTTTCAGCGTCCCTGCGCTTTTTTAGCCCTGCGAGTATTTTGCCACCACCCATGCAATACAGCAAGAGTGCATCGGCTGCGCCTTCCCAATCACCACGGTTTAATTTCATCCGAATAGAAGAGCGCTGAAAAGTGCCCAATCCGGCATTGAAGGAAAAGCTGACACACGCATCGAAAGCGCCTTGACGACCAACAAGAGTGGGAGCAAGTCTAAGAACACCACGTTCAAAATTTGTGACGTCATCTGCGAATAGTTTCTCGATCTCTTCTTTAGTCCAGACACGGTTGTCCTCCTGTCTCAGTGGCATTTCTTTGCGAATCATGGGGGTCTCTTTGCCCTCAACACGCACCACGGGTAATCTGATCTGCTCTTGATAAAGCACCCTTCCATACCCAATCGTCCAAATGTGGGCTGGGCACAGGTATGGCTTAGTCCTGTACCCCTCGTACCGGTGCATCAAGTCAGCGCCAGCCTTGCTCAGTTTCATTTCTTAGACCAGCCACGTGAGCCAAACCAAAAGCCTACGATAGCACCCAGCATGGCCATCTCGTCGCTTGAGAAGATGATTTCAGCAACACGAACCAAGTCTTCAATCGTAACAATCAGACCGGGGTGCGAATAAACAAAGTAAGCCAACCAAGCGTTGATGGCGCACAGTTCAATAATAAAGATGTAAGTGACTGTGGGGCGAACAGTGCCAACATAGCTTGACACCCAGCCTGCGGCTTTTTCTAATACCGCCTTGTCATGGTCATAGGCTGCCACAGTCATTTCTGCGTCAGTCTGCATGGCAATCTGGTCGGTGCGGATTTCTTCAATCTTTTGCTGGGCGGCAAAGCCCTGCGCCATCATCTGAAGTTCTTTTTCCGTTTGTATGCGGGCTAAAGCTAACTCATGCTTCTGGTCAGATTTGTTCTGGAAGTACTCCAGCAGTTTGGGCAAACCGGAGATCAGCAAGCCACCCAGTGTTGAGAATAGTGAAAGCATTTAAAGTCCAATCATTCCAAGAAGTTTATCTACAATTTTGCCCGCAAGCTCATCAGGTAGGTACTGGAGCAGTCCAAGCACCCACCACGCAATACACAGCCTGACAAAGACTTTGAGGAAAAGGTCAAACTGTTTCTGGTACTCATTCACCGACCACACCTTGTCTTGGCA